GCAAGAGATGGGTGGACAAGTATGGCTTGATCCCAACATCAGCTTGAACCACTATGGTACAATCCCCTTCCGAGGCAATCCTACTATCATCTTTGAACCAGGTAAATGAAACTAAGTGAATTGCAGGCATCATGGGAAAGCGATGCAAAAATCGATGAGATGAATCTCGGAGGTGAATCAACTCGAATTCCCATTCTTCATGCTAAGTATTTGAACCTTCTTACATCTGCTAAACTTAATCTTAGGAAAGCAGAGTCTGCATATTCAAACATGAGGCGTAAGAAGTTCAAATACTATCGTGGCGAAATGTCAAAGCTTGAACTTGATGAGGAAGGTTGGGAACAATGGCAAGGAACAAAGCCGCTGAAGAATGAGATGGATGAATTTCTATCCTTTGACAGCGACTTGATTGAACTACAAGATAAGATTGAGTATTTCAAAACTGTTCTATATCAGCTAGAACAGATCATTCGCTCATTGAACTCACGCACATGGGATATCAAAAATGCAATTGAGTGGTTGAAGTGGTCGAATGGATCAATCTGACATTCGCATACGTAAGAAGGATGAGGTTCACCTAATAGTTGACTGTGAACCTGGATTGCGCCAGGAACTTAGCGAACATTTTACGTTTGAGGTTCCTGGAGCAAAATTTACTCCCATGTATCGTAATCGCATGTGGGATGGTAAAGTTAGACTATTTTCATATATGACAGGTGAGATATATGTGGGATTGCTGGACTATATTCAAAACTTTGCTGTTAATAATGGTTATAGTATTGACCTATCTAAGTATGAACAGGCTGGCGAACCATGTACCCTCGATGAGGTTCGAGAGTTCTGCGAGTCGTTAAATCTTGCAAGTCAACAGCGACCCATCGAGATACGTGACTATCAGATCGATGCCATTCATAAGGCATTGTCAAGCGGTCGTAAGTTGCTTCTATCACCAACGGGATCAGGCAAGTCGCTCATCATCTATTCTCTGATGCGCTGGCATCTTGCAAGGGGGCGTAAGCAACTTATCATTGTTCCTACCACATCCTTGGTCGAGCAGCTTTATAGCGACTTTGATGATTACTCATCATCTAACGGTTGGCGTGTAGATCAAAATTGCCATCGCATCTACTCAGGTGCGGAAAAGAACAATAACGCCAACATAGTTATCTCGACCTGGCAGTCATTGTATAAGTTGCCTAAGAAGTTCTTCGAGGAGTTCGATTGCATCTATGGCGATGAGGCACACCTGTTCAAGGCAAAGTCACTTGCTGCTATTATGAACCGCTGTGTCAATACACCTTATCGCATAGGCACAACAGGCACGCTTGACGGCACACAGACACACAAGTTAGTATTGGAAGGTCTGTTTGGATCTGTCTATAAGGTTACGACAACCAAGACACTTATCGACAACAAACAACTTGCAGAGCTCAAAATCTTCTGTCTAATCCTTCAATATCCCGATGAGGTGCGAAAGGTTGTCAAGGATCTTCCCTATCAAGAGGAGATGGATTTCCTTGTACGTAATGAGGCGAGGAATAAATTCATTCGCAATCTCGCTATAAACTGTAAGGGTAACACACTTGTTCTCTTTCAGTATGTTGAGAAGCATGGTAAGGCACTCTATGAGGCGATTCAAGCGAAGGTTCCTCATAGAAAGGTGTTCTTTGTCTTTGGAGGAACAGATACCGAACTACGTGAGCAGGTTCGTGCATTGACAGAAAAGGAGAATGATGCTATCATTGTTGCATCATATGGAACCTATTCGGCGGGGGTAAATATTAGAAACCTACATAACGTAATCTTTGCATCCCCCTCAAAGTCACGCATACGTAATCTGCAATCTATCGGTCGTGGTCTCCGTGTGTCAGATACAAAAGACAAGTGCAACCTGTATGACATTGGCGATGATCTGAGCTGGAAAAAGAAGAAGAACTTTACGCTTCAACACATGGTAGAGCGTATCAAGATTTACAATGAGGAATCCTTCAACTACACATTAGTAAAGGTAGATATAAATGGCTGATGAAATCTACAACGTTAATGTGAAGTTTGTTTTTGTTAGGTTGATTAACGGGGACAACCTCATGTGTCAAACCGACTCAAAAATAGATGATATCACAAAACTAAAACATCTTCGTGTCATTGATCCCATACAGATATTCTCCTTTAAGATGCCCTACAATGGTGCAGTAATAGAAAAGTATATCATGCAATCGTGGACACCCTTCTCTAGTTCAACAGAGTCTTGCATTCCCATTATCAATGTTCTCTTTGTGGGTGAATTGAAGGGACACTTTATAGATAGATATCTCGAATACATTACAGATCCAGAATCACAACAGTTGGTAGAGGAGGGGCAAAGTGAGGACATGGAAGAGGGTGAGGATGAAGAAGATATGACTATTGAAGAATACCTTGAGCAGGAAGAAACACAACAACAAGATAAGAAATGGCTACATTGATGAAAAAGACAACACACCACTACGTTGACAATGCAAAGTTTTTACAGGCACTACTTGATTACAAGAAGGCATGTGACGATGCCATCTCAGCAGGTAATGAGAAACCTATCCTTCCCAACTATATAGGTGACTGCTTCATCAAGATCGCCAACCACCTTGCCTATAAAGCAAACTTCATCAACTATTCATTTCGAGATGATATGGTATCGGATGCAATCGAGAATTGTTTGGTTGCAGCTGAAAAGTTTGATCCCACAAAGTCTGCAAACCCCTTTGCATACTACACACAGATAACTTACTACGCCTTCATTCGTCGCATTCAGAAAGAGAAGAAACAACAGGCAACAAAGTATAAACTTCTCGAGAACATTGATATCAATGAGATCATTACCCAGGAAGGTGACACCAATGAGTTTAGCAATCAGTTTCTTGACTATGTTAAGAGGCAACTAGACACCATTGATCCAGAAAGGCGCTCAATGCCCATCGCACAGAAAAGTGCAAAGTTAGCTGAAGAAATTACTGCAAAACTTGACTTTGATGATTGATTTCCGCTAAATACTGTTATACAATGTTTTTTTGGAGTGAACATGCAGAAGATTAAAGTAAGCGAACTATTCTATAGTATTCAGGGTGAGGGTCGTTACATGGGCGTACCCTCTGTCTTTCTTAGAACCTTTGGTTGTAATTTCACTTGTGGCGGCTTTGGCATGCCAAAAGGTCAAACGTCAAATGAACGAGATGTGGTTGCGGCTAATGCAGGCGAGTATAAACAATATCGAGATTTACCTCTTGTCTCTACTGGTTGTGATTCCTATGCTAGTTGGGATCCTCGCTTTAAGCATCTCTCTCCGTTACTTGAAACGGACGCCATCGCCAAGGCAATTATCGAAGCCCTCCCGCACAACCAATGGGGAGACGAGCACCTAGTTATCACGGGTGGTGAACCTCTCCTGGGATGGCAACGTGCATATCCTGAACTTCTCGACCATGAACTAATGCGTGATCTTAAGGAAGTAACCTTTGAAACCAATGGTACGCAAAATGTTGACAAGCGTCTGCGTGACTATTTGGTAGAGAGGTTTGATTGGAATGATATCACATTTAGTGTTAGTCCCAAACTAGGTGTAAGTGGTGAGAAGTGGGAAGATGCAATTATACCTGAAATCATTACAGTATATGAACTGATTGGGTATACATATTTGAAGTTTGTAGTAGCTTCAGAAGAAGATGTGCAAGAAGCAGAACGTGCAGATTATGAGTATCGTAGTGCTGGGTTTAGCGGACCTACATATCTCATGCCTGTTGGTGGTGTAGAAAGCGTGTATTCGCTAAATAATAGGAAGGTCGCAGAAATGGCAATGGCACGTGGCTGGCGCTATTCCGACCGACTACAAGTGCCCCTATTCAAAAATGCCTGGGGAACCTAATAACTATCCGTGTAAGGAAGGATAACATGTCATACAACAAAACTAAAACGGATCCCGCTTTGGGTATTGCAGTTCATCAACATCTAGTCAAGATGGGTGTAGAGACTCCTACGTGGGAAAGTCGTATGGAGCGAAAAGATAAGATCAAGGAGATTGAAAACAGTTTCAGGCATATCATGCTTGTGCTGGGTCTTGATCTTGATGATGACTCTCTTGCCGAGACGCCTAATCGTGTAGCAAAGATGTACGTGAATGAAATCTTCTGGGGTCTTGATTGGGATGCCTTTCCTAAATGCACCACCGTTGATAACAAGATGAAGTATGATGAGATGGTCATTGAGCGTAACATCAATGTCCAATCTAACTGTGAGCATCACTTTGTTGTTATCGATGGTAAGGCAACGGTCGCCTACATTCCCAAAAAGAAGGTCTTGGGTCTGAGCAAGATGAATCGTATCGTTGAATACTTTGCAAAGCGTCCTCAGATTCAAGAGCGACTGACTGAGCAAATCTACCATGCCCTGCAATTCATTCTCGAGACAGATGACATTGCTGTTCTGATTGATGCACAGCATTATTGTGTCAAGTCACGTGGTGTGGAGGATGTGGGATCATCTACAATCACTAGTAAGCTGGGTGGCGAATTCAAAACTGATCAAGCTGTCCGTGCAGAGTTTATGAATCTGGTCAACAAGCGATGAGAAAGATTAATCTTGAATACGTGATTAGTGCCTGTGGTATGATGGGTGTATTCACTAATCACGTATATGATAATCACCGACCTCTCTTGAAACAGAGTCTGCTTGAAATCATGTCTAATCTAAACATGAGTGTGAGAGAAAAGGCAAGGAATAGTAATCCCACGATTGCTACACTATTCAATGCCTATACCGAAGCTGCCTTTACTGATAGGTTCAATGAGTTGGGCAATCTGGGTGCATCATCTCTCTATGCAGATTCAGGTGGCTTGCAGATCGTCACAGCAGGCAAGACGATTACCGATCAGATCAAGAAAGAAATCTATAAGACACAGACAGCAGCAGATTATGCTATGTGCTTTGATGTTATTCCCCTTGAATCTTTGAGTGTCTCGCGCACACGTAACGAGCGCTCGAACGTGGGTAATAAGATTTTCAATCAGGAGAAGCATGTCGAGTCGGGTCGCCTTACGGGATTGAACATCAAGGAACAGGTCAAGACCTTTAGAGAGATGAATGCAAAGACAAAGGTCATTCCCATCATTCAAGGTAATGATGCCAATGATATGCTTGCATACTTCAATCAGATTGCAGAACAACTATCTGATGAGGACTATGAGCATATCAGTGGAATGGCTGTTGCAGATACGTGCATCGGCAATGGTACACTTGAATCTATCGAGATGTTGAAGGGTGCTAAGGCGATTACGAGAATCTGTCATCCCAACATCAAGAAACATCTTCACATTCTTGGTGTGGGTAGCATTTCACGTATGCGTCCCATTCTATATCTGAACAAGTCAGGTTATCTGAACACCTTTGAGAAAGTTTCCTACGATAGTTCCTCACACACCTCTACGTTTGACTATGGCTTGCTAAAAGTTAATGGAACCTGTCGTGCTCTGGGATCAATTCGTACACCCAAGGCAGAAGCACACTTTCGTAATGTCTATGAACTATTCAATGACTTTTTGAGCCCTAAGGCAACAGAGGAAGAATTCTTAGACATTATCTTAGGTGATGGTAAGCGTGACTGGAAATATTCTACTGTAAAGGATCTGGGATTAAAGTTATCTGATGACAAAATGATCATTGCGTTTTTATGCAAAACCATTCATACTTATTACCAGATTGACAACTTTATCACTTGCATTGACCGCGTGTTAGAAGAAACTTCATCGAAGAATCCTCACATCGATAAGCTGCTGCATATCTCGACTGATGAGGAAATGCAGTCGTGGTTTAATCATATCAGCGGCAGCGTCAAGAGCAAGAGAATCAAACGAAAAGAAGATCATGGATCATTGGAAGGAATCTTTGCATGAAAACAATTGAAGAAATCGCATCGGCACACCTAGGTAAGGCAGGTGATGGTTCGGTCGTCAAGCCCTATGTCACGCCTGACTTTGTTGATCCCACATTGCTTGTTGCTGTGCCCCGTGTGCTGAATCGAGTGCAGTATGACATTCAAGATAATACTTTACCCTTTGTTGGGTATGATGTTTGGAATTGCTATGAGTTCTCTACACTTTTGAGTAATGGGTATCCGCTATCGGGAATGTTGAAGATTGTCTACCCATCTAACTCAGAAAGTATTGTCGAATCTAAATCATTGAAGTTGTATCTGAATTCGTATAATATGGCAAGGATTGTTGATAACATCAACACCGCAAGCGTAGCCATTGCGAGTAAGGTTGCCAATGATCTGCAAACGCTATTGAAGTGTAAGGTTGATGTTCGCTTTCATAGGCAACAAAGTCACCTGTCAAGGAGCTATACCAATCCCTTGACACAATACTTTTGGCATGTCGATGAGGTTGTTGACTATTCTACGTTGTCATTTGAGGCATACAATGAAACTCCAGCTTTGCTTAAAGTTGTTTCTGCAAACCCTGCTAGCGACACTCGCTTTCATACATCTTCTCTTAGGTCGAATTGTAGGGTGACCAATCAACCCGATTGGGGAGATGTCTTTGTTTACATGAAGGGTGATAGGGCAATCTCACCTGACTCATTTCTACAATATATCATTTCAATGCGTAAGGAAAACCACTTCCATGAAGAAATTTGTGAATGCATTTATAAACGCCTTTGGGACCTTCTTCAACCCGATGAGTTGTTTGTTGCTTGCCTATATACTCGCCGCGGTGGCATTGATATCAACCCTGTTCGCGGTTCGAGCGATGTAGTCATTCAGCGAGAAGCACAGCACCTGCTAAATAGTACAATCATCTGTGAAAAGACAATGAGGCAATAATGAAACCTATTGAAGCTCTGGCAAAGTTACCTGATACAAAGGGTGCAATCGTTGTTCTATCGGGGGGTATGGATAGCACGATTGCACTTCGCCTCTGTGTAGAAAAGTATGGCAGCGAGAATGTTCGTGCCTTGACCTTTTTCTATGGTCAAAAGCAATCAGTAGAAATCGATAAAGCACGTGCATCTACATCTGTCTTGGGTGTGAAGCATCGAGTATTTGACCTTTCTGTTTTGGGTGAGATTGGTAAAGGATTCTCTGCAAATCTTGATCCCGATATCGATATGCCCACAATCAAAGATGTTCTGGGTGATCCAAGACCCAAGACATATGTTCCCAATCGCAATATGATTCTTATGTCTGTTGCGGCAGCATTCGCAGAAGTTGAGGGCTATGACACCATCGTTATGGGATTGCAGATCCATGATGAGTATGGCTACCATGATACTACCAAAAGGTTCGTTGATAAGATCAATGATGTACTTTCTGAGAATCGTATCATCAAGATTAAAGTTATTGCACCTTTCGCGGATATGAGTAAGTTAGATGAGATTAAAGTTTTACGTGCACTTGATGGTGATGTGGGATTGTTATGGAACACCCTAACGTGTTATAATCCCGATACAGAAGGTAAATCATGTGGGAAATGTCCCTCTTGCTCTGAGCGTATTGCAAACTTTGCCAAGGCAGGAATCATTGATCCCATTCCCTACTCAATCGATATTCCTTGGAGTAAACTAATAAATGTGTAGCATTGTGGGTTCATTTAAGAAAGAGAAGCTGGTCGAGCTTTGCAAGCTTAATGAATACAGAGGTCAGTATAGTCATTCAATAAGTTACTTTGATATCGTTACAGGCAAGTTACATGTTGAGCGTCGCTTGGGTCCAGTCAACTATGATATCATCGATTATAACCATCTCACATATTGCATTGTCCATATGCAGGCGCCTACGGGCGATCAGGTTAAGTCGATTCATCCCGCACAGCATGGTGACAAGTATCTTTGGCACAATGGCATTCTGAAACAGGAATACATTAAGAAGTTGCGGGAGAGTTTGGGTGAGGTTTGCAATTGGGATACCTTTCTCATGCTTCGTGCAATGAGTGAGAATCAAGATATCATCAATGAGTTTGACGGATCATTCTCCTGTCTCATGTATGATACTGAACAGTTGTACCTATTCAGAAATGAGATTGCGCCAATGTTTATAGATAATGAGATGAATATTTCATCGACTGTCTTTGAAGGTTCAAGGTCTGTTGAACCCAACAAGGTGCATCATGTTGATTTTAACTTCGATGATCTCTTTGCGGTTAGATCATTCAAGACAGTAAACAATCCATATTACATTCCGGAGTGGTGATGGGCAAATTTATCTCTACAAAGACTTATGGGCATGAGCGTGGCTATGCAGTTGCATATCGCCAATGGAAAGCAGACAGTCATTGCAATCTGATTCATGGTTATGCGCTTGCATTTCATTTTGAGTTTGAGTGCGATGAGGATAAGCTGGATCGTCGCAATTGGTGTGTCGATTTTGGCGGATACAAGTCTCTAAAAGAGAAGCTGGATGACTGGTTTGACCATACGCTTCTTGTTGCAGAAGATGATCCTGAATTTGAAACGTTCAAGATGTTACATGAAAAGAAACTATGTAAGATGGTAGTTGTTGAGCGTACAGGATGTGAGGGTCTATCAAAGTTTCTTGCTGATTACATTCAAGAGATTTGGATGCCCGAGAATGGTTATGGCGATGGTCGTGTAAAACTTCGCATGGTCAAGGTTATGGAGACGCCTTCGAATTCTGCTATGTGGATTGCCTAATGAAGATTTGCCTTCTTGGTGATACACATTTCGGAGTAAGAAACGATTCGAAGATTTTCCACGCCTACATTGATAAGTTTTACAATGATCTGTTCTTCCCATACCTCGAGGCAAACAATATCACCCACGTGATTCAACTGGGTGATCTATTTGACCGACGAAAGTATATCAACTTCCTATCACTTACTGAATCCCGTAGATACTTCTTTGACAGGTTGGAAGAGAGAGGTATCACGCTAATCACGCTTCTGGGTAACCATGATATCTTTTGGCGTGAGCGTCTAGATATCAATTCGCCTGATTTGTTGCTTAAGGACTATCAGAACATTACTCTTGTAGATTCACCTCAAACACAGAATATTCATGGGTTCAAGTTTGATATGATTCCATGGATCTGTAAGGAGAATGAGAAGGAAGTATTTGAATTCATCAAGAACTCAGAACAGAAGATTTGCTTTGGGCACTTCGAGTTGCGGGGGTTTGAGATGATGAAGGGTATCGAGAACCATGACGGCATGGATCCTTCTATTCTATCTAAGTATGATCAAGTATACAGTGGACACTTTCATACCAAGTCAAATGAAGGTAACAT